AGCTTCTTGGATTTTTTGGTCGATCACAGAGTTGATAAGATTGATGCGCTTAATTCGATTAAGATATCCTTGCGTGGCGAAGACTGAATCAATGTAGTTCTTCACTTCCTTTTTCTCTATGACCGCAGTCACACGATCCTCCGAAATGCCATACTCATCAGCTATTTCGTTTACGCCCTTACCGGATAAGTAATCGTTAGCTAGCGCAAGCACAACCGGGTCCAGAGGCGGAGCCTCTAAGCTGCGGTTTAGTGCATCAACAGACGTAGTAACTGTTGTATTATTTGTCTTTTTCATACGTTCACCTCGTAAACTATAACAATATCTAGATCTGCAATGCCATAAGGAGCCATTAGACCTTCATCAGTTCTGAAAGCTATCACACGAGCCTCTTCTACTTCAAGGTCACGGTGTGACGCAGCAAATTCATCTATGATATCTTGTTCTATTTGTATTCCTATATTCTCAGCATCTCGAATTGACTCGCCTCCAGGATTGCCGTTATGGATGTATGCACGAAGTGATAGTTGAAGAGAAGCAAGTTTACGTCCGTCTCCTCGATGTGTCCTAACCTCTTCTCGCGGTATAAAAGTAACAAACGGAAAGTCGTTCACTTCATTCAAAAATATAAACTGACGCTGTACATTGCCTTGTAGCACACTCGTCTTAGTATAAATATCTTCAACAAGAGCTTCAGCTACTTGAGTACGTCTAGTAGGCATCGTCACTCCTCATACGTTATCTCAATAGTTACATCAGCTATCCCATATGGAGTCATTAGTCCTTCATCTGTTCCTACTGAAACCACCCGTGACTCATGCACTGATAAGTTTGCCGAGGAATCGGCATAGCTGTTAACCACTGTTTCAATGTCTGACGCAAGATTCTCCGAATCATGGAGCGAATCATCGTCAGTCATTACATATCCTCTAATAGATTGTGTCATAGTTTTTAAAATTTGACCATCACCAAACTCATCATTATTCTCTCTTACCCCGCCAAAGGTAATAGTAGGAAAATCGTTGATATCATCCAAATATTTGTACGAACGGTGTACCTGTGTAGGAGTTGTGTTGAATACAGTATTGGCATTAGAAAATGTCACTGTAGGAGGAGATGTATAACTAGATCCGTTAGTAATGGTTACACCTGTCACAATTCGTGCCGTGGAATCAACCTGCACCGTTCCAGTGGCTGGGTCTAGTGCATTGGCAGGAGCATCAACGGAGTTGATTGACGCTGCTGTAATTTCAAAATGAGTGTTGATAGATGAAACAGCCGTCACTGTATTAGCAGCTATAGCTCCATTTGTCGTAATAGTGGTATCAAATGTTGACGGATTTTCAAAGTCTTCATACAAAAAGGTGGATCCAGGATCTGGATTAGCCGTGGATGGGTCTGGAAAAATAGCAGTACTTCTATTTGTAAAATGAATATCGTCAAGATATACTAAATCATTTGCTGTACCTGCTAATATTTGAACATTATTATCAGTAAAGTTATACCCATTTAGATTTGAACTACCTGATCCGCTTCCGCCTCTATTGATAAAAACATCTTCTTGATTTCCCCCAGAGTTTCTTACTTGATATGAACAATAATTCCAAGAATTAGCAGTAAGCCCAGATACAGAAGAATTATTAGGAAAAGGCTCATCTTCCAAATGGATACCGATATTTAAACTTCCCTGGTACTCCTGAACGTATACAACAACTCCATTATTTGAGTCACCACCTACTCGCATTATATTATAATTAGTACCTATAATTTGATCACTAGGCCAAACCCAAAAACCTAGAACCCCATATTGATTAAAAGGTAAAGTAAGAGGTAGATTAGTAGACGTATTAACTTCCCAAGAATACTCACCAAACTTTGCCTGCTCTGAACTATATCCTATCTGGGTTCTTGTAATATCTACAACAACGTTTGGATTCGTAGTATAAGAGCCGCCTCCTGTATCTACCGTAAAAGTGACATTACCAGTATCAACCGTTGGAATCACATTAGCTGTAACCTTACCAGGAGACGAAAACTCAACTGTAGCTCCGTCATAGAATCTACCTGGATTATCAATCGTAACTGACGACACTGCTCCAGAGGTTAATTGCGCGATACCGTTAGCACGATTAGTTGCTGGATCATCTGAAATGCCTTTTAGTTGATGTACTAAATAGTTTAGGATTTCTGTACGTCGGGCCAAAGCTTTTCAATCACTTCCTCAATAGATTTAGATTCGCTAACTAAAACTTTATAAAGATTAGTTTTATTTGGTTGAAGATTATACCACCTCAAGATATACCTACAAACTTCCCAATCTGTAATTAACAAAAAGTTATCGTCAAACCATGCCTTTACATCTTCTCTAAGTGGTAAATGAGCTCCAATAATAATATGAGACTCAACCTCTTTAGGGTCATAGTGAGGGTGTAGAGGAGAACTACCATCTAAACACTGAAGACCTTTTTCGTCAATGGGGATAGCTAAGTCATCATATCCTACAGGGGGTAATCCGGGCCAGTAAAAATTACCTGAATCGTCGTCATCAGGATGGGTTGTGTTATACACTAAAGGACCGTATTTGTATTTTTCCATTTTTACCTCATAAAAAATTTTAAAGATTCGTCTAAACTTGTCGATTAGAAATTAAGTCTATAATACTACTCCCTTCAAGGGATGTCAAGAAGTGACCTGTTTTTTCAAAATTTCCCTTATAAAGGCTCTGTGGATGGGCGCAACGCGTGCGAATGACCTATAGTCCTAATAACCGCCCCCACCCTGCTAACCCTTTGATATCATTGACAAATAAAAATGATAAGTCACTGAAAACATTGGAAACTTTTTTCACTTTAGGGGTTTACTTGCTAGCGAAGGGTTGCTATAAATAATTATCAACAACGGAGGAAGACATGGCCAACATCAAATCAAACAAGGTTCGCAAACAGATTCTAGCAGAATATAACACTTGCTGCGCAGCTTGCGGTTGCACTGATACCGAGGCGTTACAGATTGACCATGTTATTCCACAGTCTAAGGGCGGCTCTGATGAGATTGATAACTTGCAGGTTCTTTGCTATGTTTGCAACACTCAAATCAAAGGCGCGGTTCAAACACCTAAACTTGATCCATCTAAGCCAAGCGGTTCGGTTGCCAAATGGCGGCGCGGTCGGATGGCTTTCCGCGCTTACATCAACGGCTTAAAGGCCTAAGCCGTTGATATCGTTGATAAATAAAAATGATAAGTCACTGAAAACATTGGAAACTAATTTGCGTCTTGGCCTTGATTTTGATACAATTAATGACTATATTCTATATATAAGATAACAAACAAACAAAGGATTAAAAAAATGTTTCACGCTTCTGCTAGAATGATTGCCCAACGTAAAATGATTATCTTTGGCGTACTGATCGCCGTTGCTGTTATGCTTGGCGTTGTTTCAGGTTTTGCAATGGCATCTATTCCACATCAGGATTTTGCTTGGTGGGTTATGCTTGGCTGTTCATTCATCGCTATTCTTACATTCGTTTGGTCAATGCTCGGCTTTCTGTTTGCCTTGTTTGATTATCGCAACGAAACATCAACTCTTTATCGTTAGGAGATATCATGACAACTATCGGAACAATTATTCTTGCTTATCATATTATCGTATTCACTGCCGGAACCATTAACCATATAATGAACTAGGAGGCATCATGTTTCATCATAAAGAAATTAAAGAAGCAATCGTCGAACACAAGATCGGCTCGGCCATTGTTGGATCTGTCACAACTTTTATGATCTGGTTTGCTGGATCAGTTTTATGGGGGGCATTTTAATGGACTTTGATTTGGAACAACTCGAAAAAGAAATGGACGCAATGACAAAAGAAATGTCATTAGAAGAAATCGCGGCAATGGAAAAAGAAATTGTCGAGGGGTTCGGTCAATCATTCGAGGATATATTCGGGGCAGATTAGCCCCGATTTTTCTTATATAAAACAACAACTTAGCAGGGGTCTGGCGCCAGCTGGAACAAACCGTGAACAAAGCGTGAACGAGGGGCCCCGCCTGCAAAAAATCCAATGATTACAAGGTCTTACTAGCCAATGCTAACGCTCTGCATTAAGGCTAACCCATTGATATTGCTTGATAATAAAAATGATAACTCATTGATTTCATTGGAAACTATTTTCGCTTTGCCTCTTGATTTTTACCCTTACAATGCTTATATATAATATATAGAAAGAAACAATAAAGGAATAAATAAAATGACCATCAAAAATATCACAATCTTTGACCTAGACGGAACCATTATCGATAGCTCGCATCGTCAAGCTACCCTTGCTGATGGCACGTTAAATCTGCCTGCTTGGATTGAAAATTCCACAGCTGAAAAGATTTTTGGTGATACGGTTTTGCCTTTGGCAACTCAGGTTCGCCGCCGTCAAAAGGCTGGCGATTATGTTATGGTTTGCACTGCAAGACAGATGTCAGATGCGGATTTTGAATTTTTGCAAGATGTTGGCATCTGCCCTCATAAGATCATTAGCCGTCCAGCAGGCAATCAAACTCCAGATGGTGAATTAAAAGCTAAACAACTTAAAAGCTTTTTGTCACTCAAACAATTTGCAAAAGCAAACAAGGTTATGTTTGACGATGCCGCTTCGGTTCGGACTGCACTTCGCAAGATTGGAATTGCGGTTATTCATCCAAATAAAATCGAAAAAAAGGTAGCCTGACCCCTTGACAAATCAGTCGGCAATGCTTATATATAATATATAACAATGAAAGGAAATATCATGTTTGGATGGATTGGATCATTTTTAGTTATCGGGCAGATGGCTTGCCTCTCGCTCGGACTGCCAACACATTTTGCAATCATGGTTGGCATGGTTGCCTCACTATGTTGGCTCGTTCATGGATTGGCTATCAAAGACAAGCCAATTCTTTTTGTTAATTCTGCCGTTATGGTTACGGCTATTGTGGGGTTGATGCCATGAAAAAGAAAATCAAAAAAATTCTGGTTGGATTATATCTAGCCTATTCGGTTGCCACTGATACAATCATCTGGGGTGGCGCACTTTATCTCTTAATAAATGGGGGTTTCTAATGTCTGATAGATTGCAAAATTTTATTCAATTAAATGAACTGGCTGAAAATATCCATGCCACTGGCCGCCGTGTTGCTATCGTTCTTGAAGGGCGAGACGGTGCGGGCAAATCGGGAACGGTTCGGGAAATCACCCGATATATGCCACCCTATGCCTATCGAGTTCAGCCATCATTTATGCCATCAAAGCGCATGATGAAATCTTGGTTGCCCGAATGGAAAAAGCTTTTGCCGAAAAAAGGGCAGATGGTTATTTATGATCGCTCTTGGTATTCTCGGGCATTGTTACAGCCGGTTATGGGTTGGTGTTCAGATCGTCAATATGATAATTTTATGCGCGATGTTACCGATTGGGAACATGACCAGCAATTTGAAGTCGTCAAGGTATGGCTTTCGGTTAACGAAAAAAAGCAACGTCAACTATTATCTCGCCGTGTTGATGATCCGCTTCGCTATTGGAAATATTCGCCTAATGATCCAAAATCACTTGATGCTTTTGATGCAATCACTCAAAAGAAAAATGCAATGTTTGAACTGAATTTTGATTGGAACGTGATTGATATGGAAAGCAGGGATCATGGACGCAATCGGGTTATTGAAACTATAATCTCACAACTTTAATAAGGAACGAAAAATGGCTATTAAAAATTTTCATACGCTGATTTATATCGCAAGGCTGAACAACTCAGCTTTCAAGCGGTTGCTCAAGATCGGGGTGACTAACAATTGGGAGGTTCGCGAAAATAATATTAAAAACGTCACGATGGAATATCTCTCGCCTTATTACTCAAGCCGCAGCTATGCAATGGCTATTGAATTGTTGGCTCAGGTTTATGCCTATGTTAAGGTTGGACGTCCTGATAATTATCACAGCTTACCGGTCAAGTCGGGATCGTCTGAATTTTTCAACACTGAAAATGAGAAGCAAGCTTTGGGGTTTATCTATGCCGCAATTAAACAGGGCAAGCGTTTAGAAAATGATATCAAGGCAATCATTGAATATGCTTTGGACTATCTGCGTCAAAAGATTGGCAAGATTCCGTCCAGCTATAGCATGGCTGTCAAGCGTTTGACAGAGACTATCGACAATGAATATGGAACAACGGCGTAAGCCGTTGTTTTCATTGGGAAAATTGGCGCCGGCGATATGCAAAAAACCCAATGAAAACAGTCACTTAGCGGCAAAAGGGGCCCGCCCGGCCGAAAAAGTCAATGAATTCAAACACTTACGACCCTTTCCTAATGCAACAGATTAAGGTTAACTCATTGAAATCATTAG